TCAAAGCTTGCAACCCATCGTCGATTTCCAAGCCGGGGGCGGGTATGCACACGATGCCCTCGTCGTTCAAATCCTCGATAATGCTACTAGCCCCATCTGCTGACTGGTACTTTGCCGCCCCAAGTCTGGGGTCAATGAGACGCTCTAGAATCTCCTCGTCACCCTCTAGGTCTTTTATGAGTTCCACATAGTCGCGGATGCCGTATCCCTGCCCCTTGGCTCCCTCTCCTGCAACCCACTTGCCTCCTCGCCACTCGGCCCAATCGCCCACATCCACGCCCGGCCATTCCCTGTAGACCCAGAATGTTCCAGTCGCGTCCACGGCAATCCAAGCCATAAACCAGTTTTTGGCCCCCGCAGGATCGACAATATGGTAGCGAGTCACATTATTCGTCGGAATAGCGTGAGGCTCAACCACATTGACCTCCTTGTTAAACCGGGGAAACTTGGTGGCGTGGGACTTGACTGGAACCCCGTACGCACGAATTAGGATCTCCTCCCTAGGCCGACCAACCAAAGTCTCCTTAATCCGCTCGTAGCCACCGAAAGGGTTGTCCTGTGAATGGAAGTAATGGACGCTGGCATTGCGCTTCTTACTCCGCTGGACATAGGGGACAAGCTCGCCGCCGAGGAGTTCAGCCTCGCGGTTCTCTATGCTGGTTGCTCCATCCAAATACTCTTTGATCACCTCCGTATATCCGTCAATAGGCGTGAAGGTAAGTAACAATTTTGCGTTGCGGGTTGCCAGTCGAAACCGCAGGGTGTTGATCAACTCAGGGCCAAGCAAATACTCATCCAACCAAACGCCCACATTATGCCAATTAGGAGAGCGAGAACCCAACTCCGCTCCCTCAAGGATGGTCGGGTTGTTCTGATACTGGGAGTAGGTCTTAAATATGATTTGAGAGCCGTTGGGTAGGATGAGCGATGAGTCGGTAAAGCCATTCTTCTTCGTGTAGCTAATGTATGTCCCGGAGGATGTCTGCTTCGTGCGTAGCTCGGCTGGGAGCCAATCCCACACGGCACTCTGCTGCTGGCGAATGCTAACCTCGGATGTCTGTGCGAAGCACATGATCTCGGCATTGGGATTTTCAATTGCGGCACGAACCACGGAGAACGCACCCCATTGGGTTTTGCCCGAATTGTGTTGGGGAACACCTGCTACAATGTAGTTATTGTAAACTGGAACATGAAAATCCCAGACATAATCTTCTCGGAGGTAATTGATCTTGACAACTCGGCGGGAATAGTTAGGGTGTCTGTATGCCAACGCACAACTCAATACCTTACCCAATAGATCAAATACGCCAGTGGATTGCTGATGGATGGACTCAAGCGAATATCGCGGAAAGGCTGGTAAAGGAGCTAGATCCACGAGTGACCGCGAAGTTGATCTACAAGGTTTGCAAAAAACACGGGATACAATGTCAGCGGACAGGGCCACGAAGCGGCGAAGGACATCCAGAATGGAAAGGCGGCAGGATCGTGAACAAGGACGGTTACATTGAGCTGTATTGCCCAAACCACCCGAACGCTCGCAAGCACACTCGCTATATCCTTGAGCATCGTCTAGTGATGGAGAAACATCTTGGTCGGCATTTAACCCGCTCGGAAGTTGTCCACCACAAGAACGGAGTGAAAGACGATAATCGCATTGAGAATCTTGAGTTGTTTGAGAACAATGCCCGTCATCTTGAGGTAACACTGAAGGGTTGTGTTCCGAATTGGACTGAAGAGGGCAAGCGCAGAATGGGCTTGAAAGCTCGTCGTTCAGCTTGATGTCTCCAACTGGCATCCACCCAAGTTTGTGCAATACAAGGTGCGATTTTGAGCATCGGAATGATTCTCCGTTGTCTAGAATCACCTCGTAAATCTCTTGTTTGTTTTTTCTGAATGATGGTTGCGCCTTGGCAATTACAACCTTCTCGCCATCCCATGCTTGGACATGGAAATCAGATTCCAGTTCGTCAACTCGCTTGTTTTGCTTGAGTACAGGGTCGTAAATCTCCTGCTCTGGAGCAAGGCAACGATTGCCGCCTAGTGCCACAATCTCGTTTACCTCCTGTAGTTGATCCTCTGCCTTCGCCCAGTGGGGGAGTCGGAAGCCAAAGCGGTACGGGTCGCGTTCTGCGTTGTCTACGGCTTCGTGATAGACCCTGTGAAGATCCACAAGGTCAGCAGGTTCCATGAGGGAAATCTCCTCATCGGTCGGCGGGGAAAGGATCTGGTGGGTGCGCCATTTCATGTTGTCTTGTATGCGTCCGTTTCCATGAGGATGTCGATTATCCGATAGACGCTTCCGCATTTATCACATCCAAACTCATCGTCCTTTGGCGGGAATGATCCTCGGTTGCCATCCACAAAGTGAAGCTTGCTGTATGTCTTGCAATACCCACACTTTCCAATGTGAGGCGTTACAAATTTCTCCAGTACCACATCCCAGATTTTTGCGTTGAACTTCTCGGCCAAGTACGAGGCGTAGGCTAGGGTGTTGCACTTGTACTGGATGCCGTCATGCTCCACCACATAGTGGTGAAATATCGGCCCATCAAATCTCGACTCTGGTTCTGGGATCATGCTACGATTTCAGCCTCGACTGCCTTCGCCTTCACCTTGCTGGCAATGCGAGATTTAGCCTCTGCGATCATCTTGGCGGCATCGTCGATACTCGCCCCTTGCCTGTGTTCCACGACCGCGGTAGCCATGCCAGAGAGTTGCATGGACTTGTCCGTGAGGACACCCACGGTGATCGCCAGTCGGTCGGGGGAGATGTTCTTGAGTTGTTCGGGATCGTCGGACAACTGGTCTGCCTTCGCAAACAGCAAGTCCGTGTAGGTTTCAGCAGCCATCGCATATTTCTGGCTGAACTCCTTACGCTTCGTCTCCAGAGTGTCGCTGTGCCTCCACATGAGCGACCTCACGGTGTCACGGGCAAGCCCGGTGATCTCGGAGGTGCTTTTGATGCTCTTCCCTTGTGCTAGCAGCCAGAGGCATTTTGCCGCCGCCTGTGGGTTCCAGAACTCCACACGCTGCCTGTTGCCGTGTTCCTCGGCTCGACGCATGACCTCTGCGAACCATTCCTGATCTGGTTCTGCGGTTAGTTTCTCGCTCATGGTGGTTAGTTTTACTTCAGCTTTGCGGCGTTTGCAATAGCGGAAGCGTTACCTTTTGCTTGTGACTTCCTTGCTGGTTTTTTAGGTGCAGATTGGCTAGATGCTGCAGTTGGTTTGGGGGCTGCCGTAGATGCATTTTTAGGTTTGCTTCTAGCAGTTTTTGCCAGCATGGAATTTTGCATTTCTACAGCCTGATCATAATCATTAGCATAAATATCAGTTCTTGGCTGATAATCTCCTTCATAACTTGGATCAAGCACCATCATGACAACATCAGGCTCGCCATTGTTGAACTCTTTGAATGATTCTTTATTCCAACCTTCTGGGGCAAATTCGTCATTCCAAGGAATTCTAGCCGCTTCCACAAATCCATGCGTTCCGTAAAACTCTGGAAGCACAGTATCAAATGCGTCCAGCTTTTTGCCACCAGCAGAAATTGCCGCTTCCATAATGCTGCGTCCACTCCCCTTCTCCATTGAGAATACAGAAACAATATCACCATCAGGCTTGACCGCAAAACCAGACTTACCCGAATCCGAGAGGAATAACTTCATTCCTTGATAATCCTCTACTGGGTAAACATAAACCGCAGCACCGTGCGGTGATTCATCCTTACTTTGTTGAATGGTGTCTGCGAACTTCTGCGCTGATACTTGGTCGGAAGAATCAAGCTCCAAGAACTTTACAACAGGAAGACCATTGTTTCTAAATGTATTTGAAAGCTTTCTTCCCGGCTTCCACTCAGAAAAATACTTGACACCTAGATTCTTTTTGGCCTTTGGCTTTAGAATCCCTGTGTCGCCACTATCGACTCCGCTTTTTGTCTGGTAAGACCAGAGTGCCTTTTCATTGCCTGTTCGATTTCGTCTAACTCTTGAGACTGAGACATATTGTTTGAACTTTTGCTTTTGTTTTCCAGTAAACCCTCCAGCACTTTCCTGCTGTTTGGTTGAAGCTTCAGTCCCTTCCTCAATTGTAGGTCTTGTAATTGCTGCGCGGTCATTTTTGATTTTGGTTAATACTTCGTTTATGCGTTTTTCTGAAACGCCTTTGTTACGGGCAACTCCAATTGCTGCATTTGCGTAATCTGGTGCTTCGTCGTCCTCGTACCCATCAGCATCTGATGCGTCAATAGAGTCTTGGTCGGATTTAACCTTGGCGGTTTCATACAATCGTTTTTCAGCATACCACAGGACTGCCTGTAAGTCTGCCATCGTCAGGTCTTTATATTTTGGATCTGCCCTGAGTTCGTCAAGCATCAAACCAAAAATCTCTCGGATGAAGTTGCGTTCTGCTGGGTTGGCTGGGGCTTCCTTCTGACCATCAAGGTACTTGGCTAGTCCATTTCCAGCCTTACGGAACTCTTCTCCAGTTGCAGTGAGATTCATCTCATCGCGCAACTTTGGTTTCATGGATGCTTTTTGAATGGCAACAGAAAGCTCGTCTGTAGTCATTTGAGATATATCCTTCCCAATAACTTTATCCATTCGGGCTTTATCGGAATCGGTCAATTGTGATCGGGTTTCCTCAAGCCTTGTTTTTGCGTTTTGAGTCAGTTCTGGATTCAACTCAACGAGCGTTCCAGTCCATCTTCCCCAAGTGCGAATCAACCAACGATCCATTGTCAGTGCATCAAAAAGTCCATACAAATTGGAGAAGAATCCATTTCCAATTTTCGGGCCAAGTATAGACGATCCTCTGACAACCGTATCGGAAAACTCACCACCCGGAGAGAGGTCTTTGTTCAACCTAGAAATTTCACCAACTGTGAAGTTGGTTTGCATGAATTTACGGGTATTCTCAACCCCCCATTCTTGGGTTAATTGATTAAACAACCCAAGACCCTCGTTGATAGCTTGTTGTGCCTGACCTGCTTTGATGTCGGTCGGCATCTGTCCAGTCTTGCGATATTCACGATACACTCGTTCTGCCAACTCAAAGTTTTTGTCAACCTTGAGTCCGTTTGATGTTACAGCCAATGCCCAAGTAAACGCAAAGCGAGCGTTTTGATCTGTTGCGATTTCTGGGAACATTAGCGACATCACACCAAGGGCTTGCTTAGTTTTCTCGTCATACCAACCAATGGCATTTGGGTTCTGCTCTAGTGCAATTAGCGCATCTTTCAGTCCAACTCTTGCAAGATATTCAATTGATTCCAAGCTTCTCTCGGATAGCTTAACACCCGCTTTTTCTGCGGCATCAAGAACTCTGCGTTGAATCTCAAGTTTAAAGTCTCGTCCTTTTCTCCACGATTGTGAGTTTGCAACCTTGATTGCATTAGATATTACTGATTGCTCGTCAACAGATTCTGGGACATCCACTCCAGTTGATTGTAGCTCTCCAGACGCACCTTCTTGCAATGCTTCATCTGATGTCTTAGCCACTGGTACTGGTTCTGGCATGAAGCGGGTTTGCGCCTCTGGCTCCATCCACCCAATAGCATCCGCAGGATACGACTCCAGCATCGCCTTGGATGTGATGGGAATCAGCTTCTCATCCATCTCGTTGATAGCAAACATCTGCTTGCCGTCTGCCCATCGTCCTTGAGCCTCCTGCTTGTTGGCTACGGGGTTGAGGTCTTCTGGGGAGACACCCTCTGGCATCGCTCGCTGGGCTTCTGGCATGCGGACTTGGCTCACTGCCTCGTAGCTAAACGGCATTGCTGCGTATTCCTCTGGGGCCATTGGGACTGCCTTGCTAACGCGATCTGCGCGGTAGGTGCGGTAGACATTGTCCTTGCTCTTAATGCCATCCTCCAGAAGCAT